TTCCGAAGTCAACCATAGCCACTTATGTCAGAGAAAGGCTACAACCAGTAGTCGCAATCCAACAGCAAAAGCAGATTGTAAAAGAGCAGAAAGAGGGTGATGCTTTCCTCAACCGCATCGAAACAGCCATGGTGAGAGTCCAGAAGCTCTACGACGCTTGCGACAAATGGCTGTTGGACACCGCAAACCCCAACGAGTACAACCTCGACCCAAGGGCATCAGAGTACACCGTGATCTACTTAGAGCCGCCAGAGGAAGGCCAACAGCGCAAACGGGCCAAGTGCTCGTTGCAACAGCTTCTGGATAGGATCGACGCTACCAACAGGGAAGTGCTCAACGTGGAGTCCAAGACAGCCGACACCCGCAAGCTATTGCTTGAAACCGCTATCGTGCTGAACAAGCAGCTTGAGCTTCTAGCCAAGATTCAAGGGCTTGTCAAGGACAACATCAGCGTCACCATGTCCACCGAGAACGTCTACACCAACATCATCCAGGTTATCAACAAAATGACCACATCATATCCAGAGATCAGGGAGGAGATACTTGGCGAGCTTGAGAAAGCCTCAAAATCAATCACTGGGTGACATATTCTCCTATGCGCTCTATGCCCTATCAAGGTACAAATACGTGCTTGCGCTCAAATCGTATCTCGTACCAGACCCTTTCGACTGGCAACGCGATATTCTAGAATCACTGACAAAGCGCAAGTGTATTAACGGAGCGAGGCAATCCGGCAAATCGTCCATAATATCCTCAGTTCCATGCCACGGTGCAAAATACTTCCCAAAGTCGCTGCACATTATCCTAGCCGCCACAGAGGACCAGGCAGGCGAGGACATGGGAAAGGTCAAGGAGTTCATGTCATGCGATCCTAGCTATCCTGAGGTGCTCAGGAACAGCGACAGCGAGATAGAGCTATCCAATGGAAGCCGTGTCGTTGTCGTGCCAGCAACCGAGAAGTCAGCTAGAGGATACTCACGGCCAAAGACAATCATCCTTGACGAGTGCTCGCGCATAGACGATATGGTGTACAAATCAGGAGTTATACCCATGCTCACCAAGAACCCTGAGTGTGAGCTGATAGCCATATCCACACCGAACGGCAAGCGCGGGTTCTTCCACAAGATCACTCAAAACGATGGATGGGAGCGTTACGAGGTGCGTTCCCCATGGGATGTAACAGATGATGGTTGGGGTTTGGTCGCGGCGGTTGACGAGGCTGTATATCGCGCTACTATGGCTTCCAGAGGCATAAAGGCATACTACAGCCCACAGCACACATCGTACGAGGAGCAGATATTCAACCTAGGAGAGATGTGCCGGGACATGTACAAGCAGGAGTACTGTTGTGAGTTCGTGGAGCCTAACGAGCAGGCGTTCAGCTACGACGAGATAGAGCGCATGTTTAAGCACACCATAGAGCCGCTGGACATATCGATTCCAGACGCGGAACCGTTGGATTCTAGCGGATTTGGTAATTATTTAGGAAGTCAGTATGGCAGAATCTAGGGTTTATACCGACAGGCACGTTAAAAAAGTACTTTTGGGGCAAAAATGAAGCAATATTTGATAATCGTGGACCCGGGAAAGAAGCGCGACCCTGCCGCCGTGATGGTGATGAGGGACAATATCAAGATAGTCAACGGTGCTTCGAGCATCAATATCCCAGACAAAAAGCAACACTTCTACGAGATAGTGCTCATTGATAAATTCGTGAACACGAAATATACTGACCTTGTGAGAAACGTATGCGCTCTATCGGGACATCGCGACCTCAAGAACAACAGCGAGCTTTTGGTTGACGGAACCGGAGTCGGGGAAGCTGTGATAGACATCATGCGCGAGCAGTATCTCACGCCGATTCCGATTGTGTTCACTAGTGGAGGCGACGTGCATGAGAAGTACGCTGATTTCGGGAGCGTGTTCTCAAACAAGCAGTCAGGAAAGATGAGAGGGGCACAGGTGCTCAAGGAGATATGCGTTCCTCGTGACGATTTGGTCATGGCCGGGCAGGTAGTTTCCCAGCAGGGAAGGATCGGCATCGTCCCCACGCTCAAGTTCGCAGAGGACTTCCGCAGGCAGCTCATGGGATTCAAGGGCGACCCGAACAAGGTTGCAAAGAAAATGAAGTACGAGGCGGAGAGCGACGATGTGCATGACGATTTGATTGTATGCTATCTCATGGGCGCTTGGTATTTCACCCGCCACCGCAAGACTGACGAGCAGGTGTTACAGGGTTCGCAGCAGAAGATATCCGACTGGTCCCCTATGGACTACATGTGAGGTTGATATGGCAACAAAGAAGCAGATGGACAGGCTGAACAGGGTACGGACCACGCTACAATCCGACAGAATGCGCTACGACCAGATATGGAAGGAGATTGCGAAGTACATCACGCCATACCACGGTGACTGGTCAACAGGAAGCCCGCTGGAGGAAGGATTGCCATCCGTCAGGGAAATATACGACAACGTGGGAATCAAGGCATCCAACAGGCTTGCTGACGGCATACAGGGCTATGCGTGCGGTCGCACCATCTCATGGTTCCGTCTTGCATTCGAGAGCGACGATCTGAACGAGTCGGACGACAACAAGGGGTTCCTGCAGAAGTCCGAGCGGTCCATGTACACCACGCTTGCGGCATCGAACTTCTACGACGAGAGCCGGGCGTTTCTCAAGTGCGCGGCTGACTTCGGTACTGCTGTCATGCTCAGGGAGGACAACAAGAAGCGCTCATTGCCGTGCTACAAGACGCTACACCCAAAGCACGTGCTTCTCCAGGAGGATTCCTTCGGGGAAGTGGACACGCTGTTCCGCGAGATATGGATGGACACTGAAACCGCCATGGACTATTTCGGCAAGAAGTCGCTGCCATTGTCCATCAGGCTATGCGATGAACCTACCAAGATGTGGAGGTTCTTTCATTACATAGGCCCATCGTACCGATACGAGCTGGACGTTCCCGGAACAGACCCCTATATCGGGGTGTACTGGTCTGAGTGCGAGCTGTCGCATGTGATCAGGGAGGAACGCTACGAGTACAAGCCGTTCTTCGCCTTGCGTTGGGCGCGTTCTTCCACAGGCGAGGTTTGGGGTGTAGACGCTCCGGGGATGCTTGAGATATCCAACATCAGACAGCTCAACTCAATGCAGAAGGACAAGGTGAGGCTGTCACAGCTCAAGGCAAGGCCACCGATCAGGCGCACCGAGGGACTGCTGGTCAACTTCGTGCCCGGTGCGATCATCGATGTGAGACCAGGTCAGGACTTCGCAACCACCGAAATAACAGGCGACCTCGCATGGCTGACGGACGACATGGACAGGATGAAGGCAAGCGTGCGGGAGTCGTTCTACAGCGACTTCTTTCTGGTGCTTACCGAGAACATAGAGCGCATGAAGACCGCTACCGAGGTCATGGGACTGCAGGACGAGAAGAGCGCGTTGCTTGCGTCGTTCTTCGGCAGATTGTCAAGCGAGTTCTTGGAGCCGGTGCTTGAGGATCTGTTCGCTTCCGAGTTGCGATACGGAAGGTTGCCATCACCACCGGAGAGCATAGCGGACAACGATCTTAAGATCGACTTCGTGTCGCCTTTGGCGATGATACAGAAGCGGGCGCACGAGCTGAGCAACACAAAGGCGTTCATGGACCAGATTCTTCCCATGGCGCAGATAGCTCCGGCCATTCTGGACAAGGTTGACATGGACAAGTACATCGAGGTCATGGCAGACGCAAGCGCGGTGCGGAGTGAGGTATTGCGCAAGGTTGAGAAGGTCGAGGAGATCAGGCAGGCAAGGGCTAAACTGCAGGCACAGCAGGCTCAACGGCAGATGATGCTTGAGCAGGCCAAGGTGAGCGCAGATGTCATGGCAAAGGGTGGCAAGGCTCCCGAGAAGGGCAGTCCAGTCGCCAATGCGAACGCTTAGGAGGTGGTATGGACAATCCCTATCAGATGTTCACCATGGAGGAGATACGGAAGAACCGCGCGATATGGCAGAAGGTTTTCAAGAACCCGGAAGGAGAGGCGGTCATGGCCGAAATACTCAACCGGCTCGGGTACTACAACGCAGACCCGGAGACCATCAATCCCAACAACATCGCGCTATGCAATTGGATGTTTGCCAAGCTTGGCATACTCACGCTACCGAAGATAGAGCAGTTCACCCATGCCATCATGCAGGGCGCTGACAATTCAGACTTACAGGAGGATACCTAATGCCAGGTGAATATGTGGCACAGTTCGCACCGGAAATCCGCGACAATCCCGCATGGGCTGAGCACGGAACCATCACAGACCTAGGGAAGGCGTACCTGTCGCTCAAGGACGCACAGAGCAAGGCAATCACGCTTCCCACAGAGAACGCCACACCGGAGCAGGTGCGGGCATTCTACGACAAGCTGGGGGTTCCCAAGGCTCCTACCGAGTACGACGTGTCTACCGATGGACTGCCAGAGGACGCGAAGGCATTGGAGCAGATGTTCCGTGACAACGCGCTCAAGGCAGGGTTGACCAAAGGACAGGCGAAGAAGCAATGGGAGTTGCTGTCGGGCGTTATCAAGACCGGAACCGAGCAGCACAAGACCCAGCAGGATGCTCTCAAGCAGACATTCCCCGCACGGCTCGCAAGCGCGTTGGACAAGGACTACCCGGTGAAGGCGGAGCGCGACCAAGCGGCGACCGAGGCGCAGAACCTGTTCAAGGCATTCGCAGACCGCACAGGATTGACCAAGGCCCTAGAGGCTGGCAACCTGCATCTCGACCCAGCCGTGGTTCTTGCCATCGCCAAGGACGAGAAGACCAGACAGCCGGGAGAGTTCCAGCGCGGATCTGATGGGAAGGCTCCACAGCAGGGAACGATGGGCCATTATAGTGCGGAGTTCATCGCGAAGTATGGGAAGAAGTGATGTTGCATATGCAACTTCGCTATGATACTATGAATCAACACCTACGTTGTAGGTGAGAATAGAACGCTGGAACGCCGACAATAGACCAGTGGGAAACCGTGCAGGGAGTACAGTGCTGGGGACAGGACGGAGAGGTACAGCATGGAGAGAAACTAAATGTCAACAATCACATCCTATTCACAAATGACCATAGTGGAGGCGATGAAGCGGGCCGGATACGACTCTCTGGCTCAGGTCGCTGGAGAAGCTCTCCAGAGCAACGACTTCCTGAGCGCCTGCCCATGGTTCCCCGCATCGGACGGCGTGTTCCACAAGCACTTGCAGGCGGCAAGACTTGGTGTAGGAACGTTCGGCTCTGCGAACGGTCCAGTAGGCCGCATCTCCTCGACAACCGATGAAGTGATCGAGCCTATCAAAATCTACGAGGC